GCATGTCCAGATGGTCCAGAGCATACTGCACGGCGTACCGGTTCCTCTCCTTGTTCTGGCAGATACCGATGTCCACCAGCGATTCCCAAGCGCACATCTTCTTCAGGTCTTCATCGCTGATCCGCATGTATCTGCGACGCGTCTGGAACAGCCGGTCGATGTTCTCGTCAATCTTGGCCTGGATGTTCAGGTCGGTGGCGTCGCTGATCTCCAGGTAGGCGTCGGCCAATGAATCTCCGATGTCGCTTCGAGAGATCTCGTAGATTGAATCCCGGAACAACGACCGGGTGACCTTGTTCCGATCATCATCGTCGCTCCAAGGGGTCGCATCGAATCCGTAGCGAAGTCCTTTGCATGACTCGATGATGCGCTTCCAACTGACAGCGGGGCTATGTTTGCATTCGTCAACTATGAGCAGGTTCTTCTTGCTGAAGTCAACCGACTCATGTGGACACCGGATATCAACAACTCCATCAGGAATCCCTGCAACACTTAGTGATACACGTCCCTGCTGACACGTCTCAATCGTTGGAGCGGTCCAGCCAAACAGCCAATCGGGATTCAGCTTGTGATAATGCTTGATGATTGATGCCGCTATCCAGGTTTTTCCGCTACCGGCAGGAGCGATGATCAAACCATCGGACTTGGTGGCCCACTCAACTGCTTTCTTTTGGTACTCTCTCAGATTCATAATTTTATGATATTGAATCCCGGTCGCCATTCAAGACGACCGGGATGTTTATGCTACTCGCCTGACTCGACCTTGACCTCTGGAGTCTTTCCAATCATTGCCACCCGCAACGCTTGGCTGGCAAAGAACCCGATCTTAATGCCGTTCTCGACACAATGCTTTCGCACCTGTTCATGGATGGTCGCGTCGATTGTGATCACTGTGCTTTTGGTTTTTTCTTTCATGTGTATTATTTCCTGCAAAGTTTCACCGCACAATCGATTGCTTCCCTGATTGCCGGCCACTCTTCCGGGTCGATCTGGATTTTTCCGTTTCCTTCGAGGTGCTGTTTGACTTCAATAAATTCACCAGCCGCTTCGTCCGTGATCTCGATGTCCGTTGCAAGTTCATCGAACAGTGGTTCTTTCTCTCTTACAATGGTCCACTTGATAGTTCGTTTGATGTATTTCATGCTTTTGGTTTGTACTCTTGACCTGGGTTTTTCTGTGCGTGTTCCGCGAAATCTGCGTATGCCCGGAGGTCCACATAATTATCAGGATGGAATACCCGGACGCTGCGATTGATCTTGAATGCCACCATCATCAACTCGACCAGATGCGATGGCATCGGCCCTGGCAGTTTGATGCCGTAATACTGTTGGATGAGTCCTGCCCAAGCCAATCCGATGTTGGAATGGCTCAGGTGCGGTTCACCGTATATCTTTCCGCGCTCATTGATTGTGTCTGCAACGATGTCTTCCATGATGTTGTTCAGTTACGGATGATCGCTCCTGTTCCACCGGGCCAGTTGACCTCGACAGCCTTGACGCCCTTGAGCTTGGCCAACTGACAGATCATATCCAAGTCGTCGCCGGCGTTAGCGATGCAACTCATCACGATGTCCTCGTCCTCGTACCCGGCCTTGATCGGTTCTGCTGTCCTGTCGCGCCATACCGTGACCGCTCGGCCACCGGATAGCGGAACTCGACGCACCGATTCAACACAAGGAAACGTATGCCGGACGGTCTTGATTTTGTCAGTTGTTTTGCTGCTTTTGTTCATAGGGAAATCCTCCCGGCGGGTTCAATTTATTGAGCGCCATTTTGATCAATCCGTTCTCAAGCAATTTGATGCGCTCGGTTGCTGTGTCCAACTCATTCTCCAGAGTTCGAGCGAATGCGGCACTGACCCATGCTCCTTCGTCATTGATGATGACACGTTCATTGGTTCTAGGTGTATGATTCATGGCTTGGATTCCTCAAGTTTGCCCCATGCTTTGACAGATTTAAGTACTTGATTTTGCGAATACATCGCAGGGTTGGCGGCTAAAATAGAAAAGTCGTCACCAACCCGTTCTAATTTCTCGATATAATCATTCTGCTCCTGGAGCCTTTGTCCGGCTTCGGCAATCGCAGCGTTGGCCACTCCATCCTCGCTCTGTATCCCTTCGGATAGAATCCGCATCGCCTCGATCAATATCTTGATATCAGTTCTTTTCATAATTCAATGCTTCGTGGATTGCTGGAAATTGAACCGCAAAGATTTCATCGCGGATAGCTTCTGCAATCAATCGATGCTCCTTCTGCGTACCCTTGGCGCATCGCTGCTCCAGATAATGTATCCATGAACGGACATTTCCGGTCATGTACAAAGTCGTCTGCGTGCAGAGCGGAAGTACCATGCGCGCGGTTTCCTTGGAGACGCCCTCGGAAATAAACATATTGTACGTATCAATTGAAAACTCAATAGACTTGCGGACACATTCGTTGATATACTCTCCATCAACCATATCGCCGCTTCCTTGACGATTCTTCAAATCTTGGGTGCGGAGTTCAACCGGCTCGAACTCGGTTGCGACCGCATACCGCTGGCTGAACTCCTGGAACGAAAAGCTCCTGTGTCTGAGTATCTGAGCAGATATCGCCCTGCTTGTCACTATCTCGACCGTAAAACTTGCCTGCTCAAAGATGCTCCAGTGTCCATTCTTGATACAGTAGGCCAACAACTTCGGACTGGTCAGAGTGTTGTTCTGGTTCGATGGATTGCTGACACGCGCGCAATATGTGATAAAGTCGGATGCCGACATATCATCAATCGGCTTTGTTATCGCCACTAGTTTTACATTCATAGATACAAAATTGATGAGCGTTGTAAAGGAATGCGCTCCCCTCCTGATCACTTAGTACGGCAAGTTGTCCTCGGCGGCGACCGGAGCGACAGCCTTCATGTTCTTCACGCGGATGATCTTCTTTTTCTCGCCGGCCTGATCAACGTACTCCTCGAAACGAGCGACGATAATCAGCTTCGCGCCGACCATCGCCTTGATGAACTCTCCAAAGCTTCCTTTCTTCCCAAGGAAATCCACCTCGGTCCCGTCGGGAACATTGTGATTGGTCGCAGCAACCAACTGGTTCACGCGGAACCATGTGTTCTCTTGATTGATGAACCGGTCGCTGGTCGATGATCCGTCGTCGGTCTTGAACGTCACCTTGCACACCTCGCGCCCCTTGTTATCAAGAGCCTCCTCCACCTTGGAGACGGTGACGACGAAATCGCCCTCGGTGTTGATGAATTGCGCGGCACCATCCTGTCGATTGACTTTGAACATAATACTTATTTATTGATTTAGTTTTCCGACTTGTTTAACACCCACTTTGGGCATGAAAGAGTTTGCGTCGATGTTGGATAAGCAGGCCACTTGTCCAGTGCCTGGCATTCGTGCAGCAACGTGATTGCCTTGCGTCGCATGTTCTCGCCAGCCTGCAACCATTCTGAATCGAGACGATAGATCCCGACAGCGTATGGAGCGGTGCGTTCGACAGCGACGAAAACAAATTGAGCGGCACCGGTCATCGCCAGATAATGCGCCGCTTGGATGTGGTATCCAAAGTTCAGGACAGTACGGGTGAACGCTTCAGGTGTCGCGTCATCGGTTGTCTTGATGTCTACGATAGTATGGTCATCGACCCACAGATCAGGACGAGCCTTGATGGCGATGTCGGTATCCGCGTCCAGCCCGAACACGCTCGCCTCGATGCGATGAGGAGCTTGGTAGATGGACCAGAATGGATGACTGCGGATCGAGCGAGCAACACCCTGCACATCGCGGTTCTCCGTATTGTTGAGACAGATGCGGTCCTTGTTCGCGTCCTTCCACGCCTTGCCCTCCTTGGTGCGTCCGTCAATACCATCGGGGGTAACGGCCACAACATCGGTGTACAGGTCAGGCTCCAGGACAGCGGTATGAATCGCCGTACCAAGCTGCATCGCCTTGGACGGTTCCTGATGCTCTTCCTGTGCGGCTCGATAATGGGCTGGAGATTTGAGCAGCTTCGCCATCATCGATTTCGACAATGCCTGGACCGCGTGATACTTCTCTGCCGGCATCGTTTCATTGATGACGCGACCGACGACTGTGTGATGGTTCATTGTGCTCCTTTCGATTCCGCAGCAAACGAATACGCCTTTTTGATGAACCCCTCTGCATCACCGACAATCATCGATGCCACTTTCGACGATACATCGCGGAAGTTCTGCCCTTCGTTGATCAGGTTCTTATAGATCAAGAACTTGTTAGCGATGTCCGCGTGTTCTTCGAGGATGATTTCCAGCTTCTCGACCAGTGTGTACTGGTTGACGGTGGTGGCAGTAGGAACAACCGGTTGAACAGTGACCGCAGGAATCGATTGTGCCGGCAATGGACTGCCACTGAAGTCGGCCACCTCCTCCGGTGTGTATCGACCCTGGGTGATTCGCGGATCCAGCATGCGTGTCGCTTTGCTGATGACGCGCGCACGCAGCATCTCGGCGGGGAACTTGGCCCACCCGCTACCAGGCTTTGCAGGAAGCATACCGGCGAGCTTCGCATCAGCCGACGTGAACTCGACCCGGACCTTCTTGGTTCCTTTGACAAACTCAGCGACCGCAGCCGCCGCATCAAACTGAATCCAGTCAATGTCCCATCCCGCGTTCATCATGCCGGCGAGCATCGCCTCGCTCTTCATGGTGATGTTCCCGTTGATCAGATGGTTCTGCACCTTCCAAGCAAGCGGAGTCTGCCTGTTCGCAAGACACTCAAGAGCCAGGACATAGCCCTGCTCCGGTTTGACGCATCCGAACATGCCGGAATGCGCTATCCAATCGCCCATCGTTTTGACCGCATCGAGCGGGCTGTTGATCCTGTCGTAGAACGTCGTCGAGTCAGGCGGGCTGACCGTCAACGGTTGCTGAACTGTCACTGTGTAGTCTGGGTTTGTGCTCATTTTCTGTACTTTTGTTCTCTTGTTTTACTTTTCGTGCGTATGGGTTCACCGCGCCGGTCATCAGCCGACTCTCAAGAATCGCTGCGATGTCGGAATCGGTGAACAAAATCCGTCGGCCAATCCTCCTGTGCTGGATCCCGTCATGCCGGACAATCCGCCTAAGAGTCTCCGTGCAGATGCACATCATCTTCGCTGCATCCTTGGCCGTGTAAACGTTCATTGGAAATTGCTGCAACCGGGTGTTCATCAAGGGAAACATGCCTCACCCTGTCGGAGACTCTCTCTCCGCTCTAGTCCCGATTGCTCAAACAGTGTCGCAGTTGCCGAGAATCGCGTCAAGCCTCTTGCCAATGTTTTTTTATCGTCTCGGCGTACTCATCTCCTGAATCCTCGCGCCCATCTCCTGAATCCTCACGCCAGACACGTTTTGGGCCTGAATCGGTGGCTTTTGGGCCTGAAGAGAACGTCTTTGGGCGGACGTATTCTGGGGCAGGAGGCTGGTTTTTCCAATCCATGCTCAACGCTTTTGCCAAACACGCCGCCTGTTGCTCTTCACGGGTCGGCTGTTTTTGCTTTTGCTCCAATCGGCCCTGAGCCTTCTTCTCAAGGAATCCGTTTTTGCTAGGCTTGTCGCTGACGTCGGATTGGTCGGCCATCTGCTCCAGAGACTCGACACGGGCCAGCAGATGCTCAAGGTTCTCTATCGTCTCCTCAAGATTGCTCTCCCGCTTCTCCAACTTCTCCACGCGGGCCAGCAGCTTCTCGACGTTTGCTTCTAGCTGTCTCCTTTCCTTCGCTTCGTGGATTGATTTCCGCTCCAATGCTCGCTGGTCGTCCCTGAGCATCTGCTCGAACGACGCCTTGTCCGCAGGTTTCCAGTCGCAACCCCTCCATTCCCCGTGAACTGCGTCGAACACCAGGACGCGACTCTTGGTGTTCCGCATGGAATCGAACGCTCTGGACGCCCGCTCCAAATCGCATCCCAACTTCCCGGCGATGTGGGCCAATAGTTCCGATTCCTCCATCTCACGATGATGGCGCTTCGGATCCATCTCGCTAAACTGCGACCTCAATGTTGTCCCGTTTTCCAAGTAGCTCATATGGTTTTTGTTATCTCGAACATCCAATCACTTCCTACTTACCCTAAACACCCGAACGCTTCTGTCAAGTAACCCAAGCAAATAGTCCTACCTTTTACCAATCGGTTATGCATCCCCCCTTCTACTTTATTCTAAAGATAAACATTACCCTCCCTCTAATGGGAGAGGGTACCAACCCCAACCGCACTACGCTAACCCGGCTTTGAGGCCGGACGCTGTGCGGGGGGTTGGGGAACGGACAAGAAAGAGGATGCAACGCTCTCATGTGGATGTGTCGTAATCGCTCAGAAATGCCCCGTGGAGCGATTTGAATGCGAGGGATGGGTCAATTGACCTCTGGACGTTCCTGAACGCTCTCAGGGGAATGGACTTCCTCGATAGCGACGGCGCACAATTTGTCCCCGACCTCGCGCTCGATGATCAGTTCCAGAATCTGCTCGCCGCTTTTCCCGACGAGCGAACAGATGTGCTTGTCCTCGTCGTAGATACTCAACGGCGTCGCTCCCCCTGCCTCGTTGCCGGTGATGATCGCGTTGAACAAATCAACAATAGTCTGCGCGTTATGTGTGGATTGAATAGTTAATTTCATTTTTGTTTATGGTTTATGGTTGTGGGGATTCGTCGAAAGCCAGCGTGGAGCGATGGCGAAGATAGCTTTTATCGTATTCTGGAGCGCGCTCTATCGAAAGGGGTGGCCAACCTTCCGAGTCCAAAACTTTCCAGGCTTTGAATTTTGCTTTTGATTCTGTCAGCGCAAAAACAATGAGCTTGATCCCGTACACAGATTTGACGCGCCACGCAATCGGCTCGGGAGTGCTCATAGTGATTGTTCCATCGCGTAGATAACGTCAGCCCACAATTGCCACGGCACAACCGCTCGCTCCGCCGCTCCTCCCTTCCCTTGCGTACCGGTCCTCGCCCCACGCGGCGCTGCATCATGATCAGGATGTCCGTTGCAACACATCGGCCTCGGAATCCATCCCGGAACATTACCCCACAGGTCCGTCGGTTTCATCGAGGTGTCGCCGTACCGGCAATAACTGACCGTTTGCATCGGGATACCCTGGACACAGGGCAGTTTCCGCAGAACACCACGAGGATTCTCCATGATCCAGCCACGCGGATTCATCCACTGGATGAAGCTCAAGGTCGCGACAACAAGCTCCTGGCTTAACCGAGCTTCTGTCGTCTTCGGAACATACGCCCCTTTTCCACCGGTCCAGTGATGTCCAATCGACGCGACGCTGAACGCCTCGCATGGCGGTGACGCCCAGATGAGGTCGAAATATGCGTTGTGATACATGAACTCCGCCGGAACGAGGGCAATGGCCAACATGTCCGCTGTAAGATTACAATTGAACTTCGGGTCCAGGTCGAGCGTGACATACGTGTGACCACGCGCCTCGATGCGCGCTCGCCTCCGCTCTCCACCCGCACCCGCGTACAAATCAAGTATCCTCACAATACTCCCTCCCCATCGCACACCCGACAATATCTGCTTCCGATACCGCGACACGCAGGACACGGTCGCTTAGAACATCCTCTCAAAAACATTGTTATACCAACAATGCTTAACAACCAACAGATACCAATTATAATATATGTGTATGCGCTCATTATGTTTTACGTAATAGAATTAAACCCCGCCCGGCGCTTTTCGACCCTCAGTTTCCACATTGAGATACACCGGGCGGGAACCGATGCACATTGGGTGCAGCGGCGAAAATGATCAGTGCATATCGCAATGCACAGAATATGTCGCCATCGCGCCAGCTATATTGTCGCCGCGACGATTAGAGCCAGAGAATTCCTTGGCATAACTACGGCTCAAACGAGCCTCGATATTGTCGCACCTCGCGCACACAGGCCCGCTGCTGCTCAAGCGATGCGCCGGCAAGGAGCACAAGCAGGACAGTTTGCCAACGATAGCGAGCTTCCTGCGCTTCGCCACGCTCAAGACGTATGCCGCGCGCCGGCGCTCGCGGAGAGATGATGGATAGATAACCTTCACAAAGCCTCCTCCGTTGTCTTGTCCAATGGCATGAAATGGGTCGGCTCAACAATGCCGCCGGCGAAACGATTGCCGGCAGATGGCGTCGACCAGTAATGTCCAGCCCACTTGCACTTCTCGATGTGCAGACCCCCGATATACGGGCGAACACAGGACACCGACATCCATGTGCCGTCCCGAGGTGCGTCCGCGATGGGTTTCCATTCTGATGAGGTCACAGCACACCCTCCAGGTCCAGAGCGTCGTTGCACGCTTCCACCCGCTCGAGAGCCGCATCCTCATCCCGGAACACCAGGATGCGGTCCACCCCGTAAGGCGCATTGTCGGTGATGGGTCGGCCATCAGCCGGATTGATGACGTGCCAGTTACCCGGTGAGAATTGTTTCGCGTAGTACATAAGCCTAAAACCGCTAGTTTTGTTTTTCACTCTTTGACCAGTCTCTTGATGTTGATTTTCCAGTTTTTATTGCCGACAGGATCCGCAGAGCGCGGACAGTATTTGTCCGCCAAGTAGTCCATATAGCTCCCCGGTTGTCCAGCCTTTATCCAGCGAGCACGGTTGTTTTTGATGGTGTTCAGGCAGATGCGTCGAGCGTGCGCGGCGTCGCGGACCTTGATGGAGAGGATCCCGTACGGAACACGAGCGCGAGCACCGCCCTCGACCCGATAGACCGCATCCGCTATCTGCTCATCGGTCGCGGCAAGCGCGGACAAGGAGAAAAGGAGGAAGGTGGCCAACTTTTTGAATGCGTTCATTTTTATTCTCCGCGATATGTCCACAACGCAGCTTCCTCGTAACAACCAACATAAAATAACAGACTGTCCAAAGCATGTTCATAATTATGAGCCTCGACAGTAACCGTTTCGTCTAAGTAAGTGAATGTATATGTTTGCATGATGATGATGTTATTTTGTATCCGCAGAATGCGCGCCGACCAGGGCCGGCGCGTGGTTCTAGGGATTCAGATGGTGACGCTGCTTTCCGGCCTCGAAGTCTAGGATTCGCGCCGCCTTCTCCGCGCGAGCGTAGTCGGATTTTTTGGCACTGTTTCCGGCTCGTTTAATCCCGAGTGCGCGATGGGACGCCTTGCACTCTTCTTCTGCGGCGTATAGCGAAGACAATGTTTTATGGTAAATCGTGTTCATGATGTTCTAATTGTTGGTAGCTTTGGCGATGGCGGCGCGGGCGGCACGGAGCGTATCCGACGGCATGACACGGCCCGCATCGGCCAAACGTACCGCTTCAACCAACAGGCCCAGCAACTCCGGAGCAGCGGCGATAAGGCGCGCGTTATCCTCAAACGCTTCACCGACATACGTAGGAGCGTAAGGCCCAGTCGTCGCCACAATGTCGCGCCAGCCAGTGCCGTTTCCCGGTTTTGATGATGCAATCACCTCCCAGGGTCCGTTATATTTGTTCATTTTGATTCGTGTTTTTATGTTCACTCAAAAGCGGCGCGCCGTGCATTGTCCAGGTCGTTGAGTTCGACCAGGGTTTCGATTTCGATTCGCTTGCCAATCTCGTCCATGTGCGACCAGATCCCGTCAACGTCGTCGCCGAGAAGATCGACCAGGGTGAAATATTCAGGTCGGTCCGACAATGGGATCGCATCGATGACGGCGGAACGATATGCGCGGAACTCACGGGAAAGCGTCGCGTCTTTGACCTTGATCTTCGACCAGTAGGATTCAGGGGTGACGCCGACGACCAAGCGGACGACTTTCCACCCGTCGCCACGATCGCGGAAGATTGCGCCGTCCGCGCGCATGGAATAGGTCGCGCGAAGAAGCTCCAGCCGCTCTGTTTCGCGCGCGAGGAAACCGTCGTCCACAGGGTGTGTTTTAGTAGGCATATGTTTTGATGTTGATGATTACTGCGAAAGTCTTGATTCCATTTCTGCGATGTCCTCCGAGATGCGCTCCGCTGAATAGCCGCGGACGGGACGACCTGTGCGATTCGCTTGCGCGAGATCTTCGCGCATTGACGCGAGGTTTTTGCGGAACTGTTCGCGAACCTGTGCCTCGGTGCAGCAAAGCGTCTTGGCAATTTGTGGTATGGTTGGTTTCATGTTGATGATGATGATGATCAAAAAGTGCAGCATCCGGTTATTCGCCGACGGGCCGGAGCACGAACCCGATCTGCTGTGCAGAATAACTGCCCGACACTAAATAGTCATCTAACAGGTATGCGTTAAATCTTTGATTGTCCGGAACGAACGCCAGTTGGACGTCGCCGCTAACTGCGTGGACGCGGGATCCGATACGGGCCAAGAATTCAGATAGGGTCTCGAATTTCATGATGGGCAATGGTTTGTTTACCGGGCATGATTACCCGCTAGGATCCCAAGCGTGAACCGGGGATCCGCGCGGATGATCAGAGTGAAGCCATGCACTCTCTAAGTATTTCACGGAAGCCGTCCACCTTGCGGGCAAGCTCCTTGTCCGCCGCATCGAACCGAGATTTGGATTGTGCTACGCTGGCTTTTTCCATCCGGGCGACTTCCGCCCGCGCATCCGCAAGCAGTTGTCCACAGTGAATCCGGGCCTCGCGGATGCTCATAGCGTAGGCTTCCGGCGCGAAGTCGCTTGTTATAGCGGACTCAATGGAAGGCAGTTGATCCGCCAGCCACGGGCCACAATAGGAGTTTGCGCCGAGGCGGGCCACAGTGTCGCGGAGAATTTCTATTTCTTGTGCTTTTGTCATAGGTTGAATAGGTCAGGCGTTTACCGGGCCGCGCGGATGGCGGCGAAATTAATCTGCATGCCCGTCCCTTCGCACCGGGGGCAGTTATCGCGCTCCTGACCGCGCCGGCAGGTGCATGGCTGGCCAGTGATCGGGGTCCGCTTGGTGGCGGCAGGTTTCGGTTGCGGGCTGGTCATAGG